AGAAATATTGACAAGCTTGTCAGTATGGATCCTAAAGTTTTGGCTAAGCTGTTAGAGAGAGCAGGTATAAAATAAATGCCTCAATTTATAGGTAAGCCTCCATACCGCTGTTCTCTATGTGGACAATTAGGAGCTAGAGAAGCTCATGGTGAACATGGAATTATCTGTGAGGAGTGTTACAAAAAGCAAGCTCCTATTTGCGATTTCTGTTCTGTAGTTAATCCAACATGGGAGTATGACTGTAATACTTTCGTAACTAAAGAGATGGAAGGCTACAGATTTGTAAACGAGTGGTTAGCTTGTGATGTCTGCCATGAGTTTATAGAGGATGACGACTATAACGGTCTACTCAAATTCTCTATGGCTGAGTATAGAAGAAATCATCCTAACCCTAAAGCAACCGATCGACTAGAAAGATTGCTAATGGAGAAAGTAGGTGAAATCCATAACTTGTTTAGAAAGAATAGAATAGGGTCCTGTAAACTGATAGGAGGCCAAGTAAAGTGAGCGAGACTACAAAACAACAAGCGCAACAAGAACAACAACAAGAAGAATACCAAACTAGGCTAGCCATTAAACTCTTCACTGATAAGATAGTAAAGGCTGGCTTTCATGCTATTCCAACTGAGGAGGATCTACAAGAATCAAAGAAGCTATTAGATGGCATGACAGACTTTGCTTTGAAGCTACGTTTAGATAAAGAAAATTATGCGCTACCTCATTTAAAGTTCTTTGCTGATAGCTTAGCAAGCTTAATTATATTAGCAGAAGTAGGCAATTCAGCCATATCTGCAATGTATAAGCTACATAAGATAGAGCAGTTGAGAGCTAAGCTAGCAAAGCAAGATGAATGTAATCTAACAGCTAAATGTATCTTGAAGAGAGGACATATTGGCGAATGTATAGTCTAAAACAAAATTAGAAGAATTAGGAGAATTAGAAGTATGGCATTAAATAGTAAAAATTCTATAGAGAAAGTAGTAGTAGCTGTAGAAAGGTTATCAAAAGAACAAGGTTTCTTTACAGCTGAACAACTAATGCAAGCAGCTAGCATCTCAAGAAGCTATTCCACATCTCTCTTACCTATCCTCACCAGAGCTGGATTGTTAGATGTTAATATAACTGTCAAACCTTACGCTTATCATCAAGTTAGATCCATGACAGAAGCTAGAGATTCGGGGGAGCTAGCTAGAATATGGAAAAGTAACAGAAACGCCGATGGAGTTCCGCGAACACCCAGGCAGGCTACGAGAGCCCAACAGCAGCAACCTCAGGGCCCGCAGCCTATCGAACTTCAAGACCCAATGGAACTTCTCGAACAATTGCAGGATGACGACTTCGCTCAGCTTATCTCTTGGTACTTACAGAGACAACGTGGCGAGATTCAGCCTTTAAGAGATCAAGTAAAGGACTTGCAAGTAAGGCTAGAATTAATACATTCCAATCAGTACAATGAGGATAGTAAGCTAAGGCATGAAAATGATACTTTAAGGAGAGAATTAAAGGATGAGAGAGAAAGGATCATTCACCTTAGAAACGAGTTACAATCAGCTAATAATATGCTAGTTAGAAAAGAACCTCCTTCACGAATAGTAATGGTAGAACGCGGAAGTAACACTAACAATAACAATCACCAAGAACATGGTGGAAGTGGCAATGTTAAGGCAGGTTATGTAGTCCATGGTAAGCCTTACACTGGACATGCACCTGCTAGTGTATTGGTAGAGCATAAGAATAGGAAGTGATGTTAAGACAATGCACTCAAATCCTAATATTGGTGTAGACTATGAGTGTATAGAATATAGTAACAATCCTCCACAAGCTAGAAAATGGCTATGTAATGTGAAGGGCTGTAGAAGGAGGTTCAAGAATAGAAGACATTGGGAGCAGCATTTTTTGGCTAGTCACTATGAGGATAGAAATTATAGTAGTAGAAAGGAGGTGATAAGGAATTTATGAGTAGGATAAGAATAATAGCTACGAGGCTAACAAAAGGTAGCAAGTACGCAATGTTCGAGGAGAGTGAGATATGGAAGGATGGTATGTTGGTTAAGTGTAATAAGCGAGATATAGGTAATCAGCATCCTCCTTTCTTTGTCAATTTCTTGTTGAGTAGTGAGTATGTAGGAGAGGCAAAGAAACTAACAATAACAATAGACGAGGATGTAGATTAGTGAGAGCTAGAAAATACATTCAAGTATTAGATCACCAGTTCGTAAAACTGGAGCGAATATTCAAGACAGCGTGCTGTGATTGCGACCTTGTTCATCTATGGCAACTTACTAAGAAAAAAGGAGTATTTGGATTTGTAATCACTTTAGACAACCGTGCAACTGCCCAGCGCAGACGACATAGAAAATGCAAGGAGTAACTATAAAAGGTGTTCTATTTAGAAGTAATAAGTGTATTAGGGGACACCTAAGAACTATCCACAACACTCATGTTGGTCGGTATCTCATGACAGAACATGGAGGGGTGAGGCGATGGAGGATGAAGGGCTATTGCTATGACTGCCAAAAGATTATCCATAAGAGTCATAGAGATAGAGAACGTAAAATGTTGGAGGAATTGAGAGCTGAGAATAGAAGAGAAAGGAGAGCTAGTAGATAATGTTAAAAATAAGAATAGACCTATTTGAACAGAAAGATCCAAGAGAAACAATCTCTAAATCATTGTTAATATTTTGCTTGAATGCTGATGATCTATTTCATCTTAAGAAAGGTACTATTGCACGCATACCTGGCCAACAACTAATGGCTCCTGAATACGACTTCTTGATTAGCTACAATAATACTACTGATGAGGTGATAGATAGGCTATTCAAAGATGGCATCTTGTCAGAAGAAGACGTAAAGGCTATAGTCAATACAAGTAATACCATCAGAAAAACTCAGTCTATGGCTACTATAATAAAAAATAGAGTACCAAGATGAGTGCTAATGGAGAATGGAAGAAGCCTTGGAAGCTTAGTCCATGCGACACTAGCGGCTGTAGAGAGCTAACAGGTTGGAGGTATTGGAATGGTTATAGGTGGATCTATCGTTGCTGGGATTGTTGTAGAGAACAAAAGGGCTTTACGAGAGATAGAAGTACAGAACAAGCTTATAGAAAGAGGAGGGCATTAGAAAATGGTAACAGAATCAAAACCGCTAACAAAGACGGTAAGGTTAATGATCTTTAGACTAGACGAAGAGACCAAGCCAACAAAGTATAGCTTGTGGGACCTAGCTATGGCTGTCAACTTAGAGCCATGGGAGCTCGATGCTTGTGCTAGGCTGGCAATAGGCGAGTCGGTAGAGTCAGAGGCAGATGGCTTGATAGTAAGAGAAGAGGATGAAAAAGTAGAAGTCGAATTGCCTGTCATCGAAGTGGATCTAGACAACGAGGAAGAGGACGAGAATGAGGACGAGAATGATGAGGAGGGCGAGGAAGCTGAAAAGGATAAAGATATTGAGAATGGCTAGTAACTTTCCTTATCTATCTACGTGTTTGTCCGGATTACGGACACGGTAAGTCAAACGGAAATTGCTTGTCGGTCAAACACCTATTGACATTCGGGCCGATTGTGTTATAATAGGCAACATTACGGCCGAATCTCACAATTACTCGAAAGAGATAAAAATTATAGTGGTCATGAACCTGAACTACTTATCAATCCGCATACTAAGAAAGGAGGTGAAAAAATGAAAACTGAACAAGTCCCCGTTAGTTACCGTGATCAGGAGGCTAAAAAGAACGTTCCTTTGGGAACTGTCGAAGTAAGTATTCCTGAATCAATCGAAGAGGCTCAACAGCTGTACGGTGAAGGCGACGTTGATAAAGGAACTGAGCTGCTATTAGAGTATGCTACCACAGCATATACTATCGAGAAGCAGCGCCTTTACCGTGACGCCAACCGTCCTGACAAGCCTCAGGCTGCCGTCAACTTGTCGAAGTTCAAACAGCTCTCGCCAGAGAAGCAGAGAGAGTTGCTTGTAGCGGCAGGTATTATCAACGCTACTGACAGTCAACAAGCTGCTTCCTAATAAGGGGAGTAGTGGAGGATGGATGGAGATAGTGGTCACAAGCTGCTATCTCCTCCATTTCACTTATGGAAGAAATTGTAGAATTTGAAGATGTCACTTCTATAAACGATACTCCCCTAGCTTTATGTTGTTTTATAGAAGGTAAGAATGTCTGGATTCCTAAAAGCCAAATCCATACTGACTCAGAAGTCTACCGTAAGAACCAATCTGGTAAGCTTATAATCTCTCGTTGGATCGCTGAACAAAAGGGGCTTGTATGAGTAAGGTTGATCAAGAAATTCAAAAGTCCCTAAGGATTGTTATCCCCTTAGAGTTGTATGCTCAAGTAAAATTAGCATGTCCTGAGCATGGCCAAATTAGCCAATTAGTCCGAGCTTTGCTAATCAAGCACTTCTTACAACTTGCTGATACTACTGAATAGGAAAATTTATGGGCTTAGGTCCTCAAAAATCGTCATTACTCAATAAGTTAGGAAAGTTACAAGCATGGGAGATGAGTGTAGAAGAGCTACAAAAGATAGTAGCAGACAACCAACAAAAGAGAACAATCGACCGCTCAATGAGCAGAGCAGCGAAACTGATGAGCTCATCAACTACGTCTTCAAAACGCTCCAAAGCAAGGAGCAAAGAGCTTCAATCCAACAAGCCATTGAAGAAGCTAGAAGATTGCGGGCTGTCCGTCGAGATAGTGAAGAGTCTTAGAGCTACCGGCAAGCAAGACTTTCAAATAATTTTAGAATTACAAGCTGCAGGATTATTGTAGCATGAATGTAACTCAATTAGAAGCCTTGTTAAAACAAGGTGGCTCGTTATCACATGAGATGATAGTCTCTAGCTCTCCATTAGCTGTCAACCAACTATGGCTAGATAATGTCACTCCACGTCGTATCTTCAAAATCATTAAACTAGAACTACAAACTCTCATCGTAGCTGAAGGCTGGCAAACAAACACTACTAGTTACGACATCAGGCTCATCAACCGCTACTTGTTCGAAGAGGACATAGCACAAGGAGAACTAGTAATATGGAAATAGTAGAAGAACCATTAGCTACTGAACAGATAGTATCTAAAGGTACTAAGCAAGTTGTTGCTGAGTTAGTCCAGAGGCAAGACATAGACTTCATGAATATGGTTGTCTTAGACGCTCACTTATTAAAAACTTATAGAGCTTGTGAGCAGAAATTCAACTATTTTGAGGAGCATCATGTTATAGGTAAAGGAGTGAAAGCAGCTCCAGGCTTTGGTATCTCCATGCACGCCGGCATAGAGCATTATCGTAAAGCTAAAATGGAAGGCAAGAACTTTGATCAGGCTTTAATAATAGGAGCCGGCCACTTATTAAAGGCATATAAGGATAACATGCCTAAAGAGGCGCAGTCAGAAGTCTTACAAGATGATAAGAGATCATTAGATAACGCGCTCAGGATATATGAAGGCTATTGTAAGCACTACGAGCCAATGGGCTATAAGTTCCATTATGTCGAGGTGCCATTCGCTATGTATCTAGGTAAGATTAGGAGTTGGAAGTATATAGATCTAGGTAATGGCGTGGTATCTATGGACGTTACTCAAGTAGTGGAGCGTGAACTTGTCTATGTAGGTATTATTGACGCCGTTTTAGAGATGCACAACGCTCTCTATGTTAATGATCTCAAAACTACAGCCTGGTCTATTAGTGAGTCATGGCTAGAAGGTTTTAGAATGGATCAAGGCTTGTGTGGCTATACTGTCGCTGCTAAAGAGATTCTAGGAGTTGACACCCAACATGCTTTAGTACATGGTATCTGGGTTCAAAAAGAAGCTAAAACTACAAGAGGTAAGCCACTAGATGAGTATTTCCAGAGTAAGGAGATACACTGGGATCAAGGCTTGATAGATGAATGGCACAGAAACACTATCATGACTGCTGAGAGAATAGAGAGAAGTAGATTGATGCAGGAATGGCAGATGGACTGGGGCCAGAACTGTGGAGCTTTTGGTGGCTGTGAATATAGACCACTATGTTCCGCTCCTCCTAAATTCAGACGTCATATGATAGAAGTAGAGTACCAACGAGCTATCTGGGCTCCTTTAGAAGATGAAAGATTACAAAAGATTGAGGGATTATAACTTTTAATATCCAAAAGAAAGGAGGTGAAATAGAAATGATAATGATCTTTACTCGTACTGTCCTCCGTGATCCTAACGACACTAATAAGGCAACTGTCTATGTACGTGTTACTGGTTCCTTTGATGGTTTGGAATGTAAGGTAGGCGATCTAACTTTCCCATCTACTCAATCATGGGCTAAATTTTGGGGTGCTGTCCATCATGGTGCCTTGAAGATTCCTGACTTAGAAGTCAAGATGGAGAATGCCTTCGGTGATGCTGTAGATAGTGGCAAGGAGGAACAACTTGGAAATCCTGATGCGCCGGGGCTTAAAGTATAATACTTTCCAGCCAGAAGAAACTAAACCAGTAAGTAAGCAGGAGCTTAACAGGCAGAACTACCAGGAAATACAACAAGCTATAAGAAAGGATAAGGATAAAATTATGCCTTCTTTAAATGACTTCATGGCTCGCGACCCCTTACGAGCAGCTATCTGGGGTGGTAGCGGTAGTGGAAAGACAACACTAGCAGCATTATTAGCTAATTACGAGCAGTTTAGGCCAATTTACTTCTTTGACTGGGATCGTCGAATGGGAGCTTTACGTGCTTCTATTCCTCAAGATCTCTGGCAGTATATCTTTGCTGATTCTTATAGTGATAAGCAGCAACAAGGCTCAGCATTTAGTATGATGGAAGCTAAACTAGTCTCTATAGAGAAAGAAGGCTACAAAACTATCATACTCGATAGCATGACTTTCATGTTAGAAGGTATAATGGCTCGAGTCATGATGCTTGATGGTAATAAGAACTCTGCTACTATGAACCCCCAGTTACAGAACTACCTCTCTCAGCAATCAGCAGTCAAAGCTGTCCTGCAGCGAATGTGCTCTGCTAATTATAACTTCATCTGTACCTTTCATGAAGGCACTGATAAGGATGAGGTTAGTGGTCGCATCTTCAAGGCATTTAACGTCACAGGTAAGTTAGTATCAACAGTCCCTGGTTACTTCAATGAGATATGGCATACTGAAGTTAACCAGACAACTCAAGGCGAGAATGAGTTTAGTGTAAGAACTAGAAGTGACTATACTTACATGGCCAGAACTACATTTAGATCGTTGAAGTCAACAGAAAAGCAGGGGGACGTATGGCCGAAAGTAATAGCAGAGATCAGCAACCAGCAGGAGATAGCCAAGCTACCACCACCACACGTACAAGTAGAACCACAAAAACTGTAAGGGAAGGAGGAATAATTCTAGACGATAACCATAGTATCCAAATAAAACTAAGGTGTAGGATTCATCCAAGAAACACCGGAAAGGAGCTAACAGGTTGTTCATACTGCAATAACTTATACTATTTGTGGCAGTTCGTAAACAGAGGCTCTATTTTATTAGAACAAAACTAAAATCTGAATAAGGAGATTATTAGTATGGAATTAGATGTAAATCTAAATGAGGTAGTGGAGAAGCCTAGATTGCCAGCTGATATAGAGCTACCACTAGCAATCATCAAGGCTGAAGTAAAGATAGGCCAGCAACCTAATAAGACTACAGGCCAGAAAGAGCCTTATGTAGCCTGTGAGATTGTACCCTTACAAGAACCATGGAACGAAGGGTACAAGATCTACCACAATTTCTCTTTAACGCCGGCAGCCTTGTCAAGCCCAGACGCTACTTTCTCTATTAAGAAGTTCTTCGCTATTATAGGCCATAACATTAGGGCTGATGGCAAGTTCTCGACGGAAGAAGTTCAGACGTTGAGATTCATCGGGAAAGTGAAGTACGACGACAAGGCTCCTACTCGGCCGGCATTGGGTGGAGTGTTGAGAGGTGTTAGCTAATAATAGATAGTAACAATCAGTAAACCTCCCTATCTAGCTACGCCTTACTCCTTATTCCAAACGAGGAAGTCTTCAGGCGAACACCTATTGTCTAGATGGAAGTGGAGGCCACAGTTATTGGGATGCAGTTGAAAGTTTACATAGGCTATTTAGAGACTTCAAGGAGACTTGTAGCCCAACTTTACCGAGAGCTACAGATAGAAAAAACTGTATAGCCGGCCCGATAACTAAAAATTGTGAGTAGATATAAAAGGCAACAACATGGATGGGCAACAAAGACAACCAAAGCTAGAAATAAGAGTTGAAAAATGGTGGATAACTACTATCTTAACTCATTCATTATGTATTCACGGTGATTTCTATGGGCTACCAGATTTTAAAGATGGAGAATATACTATGGTAGAGATAGAGAGAATAGATATGATTAGAGGTATAGCTGAGAGCGAAGAAGCCTATATTAAACTAGGTAATCAAATGAGTTTAGATGAGCTAAAGAAAGGATAGATAATGGCCTCAACAGCACACCAAGTTCATGATATTACTAAAAATTAATAGAGAGATAAATACATCATGGAAAGACAACCTAAATTAGAGTGTAGAGTAGAGTATTGGTGGGCTAATACTATGATTACAGGCACACTAATGCTCTCTGGAAACTTCTATAACCTACCAGATCATAAGAATGGAGCCTTCACTACAATAGAAATTATTAAATTAGATATGATAAATATGGTGGCAGAGTCAGAAGAAGCTTACATCAAACTATAATGGATATAGAAAAATGCTTAAAAGATAAGTAAAAGTAAAAAAGGGGGAGGGTTAAAGTTAATGGCTTCAACAGAGCAGCAAGTACATGATATTACTAAGATCTTTATTCCACCAGACAGGCAAAGGACTAAGGTTAGTGAAGGTAAAATCAGTTCGTTAGCAGTGAGTATACAGACAAAAGGGCTGTTGAATCCTATAGTTGTAGCCCCACTTGATCGTGTCCGGTTTCCGGACGCAGCCAAGCATTTAGACGTACAGCTAGTTGCTGGCTACCGACGCTACTTATCTTTTGCATTACTCAAGAAGCTTCAAATTCCAGTCAATTTTAGGGATGATATAACTGATAGAGTTTTGCTGGAAGAGATTGAACTAGACGAGAATCTTGAACGTGAGGAACTTAGCTGGCAAGATGAAATTCGTGCTAAGGCTCGTCTAGTAGAGCTACGAAAAGAAAATTACGGCGAGGGAATACGAGAAGTAGCTGAGAAGATTGGTGAGTCTAGAGGTGAGTTATGGGAAGACGCTAATCTCGCCAAAGCTATGACTGTTTTACCTGAACTTGGAGAGGCTAAAAACAAAAGTGCTGCTAAGTCTAAATTGCGCTTATTAAACCAACGTGCTACTCTCATGGTCAAAGCTCAGGAGTATCAGGTAGGTACTCGCACTATCAATCCTGACATTTCTAAATACATATTTCTAGGTGATTGCCTGGAGACTATCAGAAGCTGGGAGTCTGCTTCTATTGATTGCGTCGTTACTGATCCTCCTTATGGCATAAACCTAGATGTCGGCCAAACTAAACGTGACTCCCATCATCCAGTTATCTATAGTGATAACACTTATGATATCATGGATCTTACTACCTTAGTAATCAAAGAAGCTTATCGCTTGTTAAAAGACAATACCCACGCTTACTTCTTCTTCGATATCAAAGCCTACCCCAAGATCATAAGGATGCTCACCGATGCAGGATTCACTGTCGAGCCTATGCCCCTTATTTGGACCAAGCCTGGACCAGGTCAAACTAATCATCCTGAAAGTCGGTGGGGATCTGGCTATGAAACCTGTTTTTTCTGCCGTAAAGGTACTCGTCCCCTTCTTAAACAAGGACAATCGAACGTACTTCCTCACGATCCGGTGCCGGCAGCTCAAAAGATCCATCCAGTTGAAAAACCAGTTTCGCTTATTCGACAACTCATTGAAAGTTCTACTGCACCAGGAGAGGTGGTTGTTGACTTTTTTGGAGGATCTGGCTCCACTGCTGAAGCAGCTCTCCAGCTCAATAGAAATTTCCGCATCTGCGAGAAAGACCCGGCCTTCCATGCGGGTATTGTCGAACGTCTACAAAAGTTCTCTAACAAGGATAGTAATATTGAACCTGGAAGGCAAGATAGTAACGGACACTCTATAAATCTAAAAGAAACTATCAAATCTAAGTTCGATCCACTAGCTGGAGAAGAGGAGGACTAATGGCTAACGAATCTAAAAATAGTAAAGAAGAAATAAGAGAGATAGCACTTGAAATAACTAAAAATTTAACCGCAGAAGGTAAGCTAATAGAGGGCGGCTTCATGGCTTTCAAAATTATTGTAATGCCTCCGAACGTACCAGATTATCAAGTACGTGATATGAGGCTAGCCTTCTTTGCTGGCGCTGAACATCTATTCTCTAGCATACTGGCTATAATGGATAGTGATAGAGAACCTACAGCAGCAGATGAAAAAAAGATGGATCTAATCAACGCGGAGCTCGCGAAGTTTAGAGCTGATATGGCTATGCTATTTGCAGCTTCTTCAAAATCAGGTCAAGCTTAATAGTTAATAGTTAATAATTAATAATTAATAGTTAATAATTAATAATTAATAGTTAATATTATGAGTGAAATTCAATTACCTCAAGAAAACCTCTACAAGATACAATGTCCTGCTACTTTAATACAAGGTAGTCAGATAATGTTTGTAGGAGAAGCACCAGGAAGTAATGAGCTTATCTGGCATGTCTGTAATAGTTGCGGTAATGGTGCTCCTTATCCTGGTCTATGTAGAGTTAAGTTCTGTAGAGGATCCTTAGTTTTCAAGCCTCAAGGTTTTGTTGGCGCTTCTGGTGCTATGTTAAGGAGAGCTTGCCAGCATGCTAAGATCAATTTCGATGCTTGCTCAAGAAATAATGTAGTTAAGAGAAAACCAGGAGGAGAAGACTTTGGAAGTTTCTATCACGACCCAAAGGAGCGGAAGCGACCAACACAGGAGTTGCAGTGGTGGAGAAACCGCCTTTGCGATGAGATTAATAGCTACAGGCCTAATGTTGTTGTGGCTAATGGTAACGAGGCGCTTAAAGCTCTATGTCCTTCGTTAGCAGGCATTACTACGTGGCAAGGTAGTATTTTGATTAGTGAAGTTATTAAAGATCTTAAAGTTATTCCGATGCTACATCCTTCTTTTATAATGAGAGACAACTGGCAGTATTACTATGTAATGTCCAGACAGATGAAAAGGATAGCTGTAGAAGCGCAAGGTAGAGAGATTATACAAAAGGAGCCATTAGATGAATTCTGCATCGCTCCCACCATCAAACAAGTTCTATCGTTTCTCACTGTTATTGGAGCATCGAGACAAGAATGGTACTTGGATATCGAGACAGTTGGCGATTCAATCAGATGCTTCGGCCTCTATTCTGCAGCAGTACCAAATTTCGCAATGTGCGTCCCGCTTCAGAAAACTTCTGGCCCAGCATGGAGTGTGGTGGATGAAGCATCTATCTGGCGAGAGCTCTCACTCACTTTTAGGGACAATCCACACTTTGCAAATCAGAACTGTGTCTATGACTTGGACTACTTACTCGATTTCGGATGCGAGCCATCTAATATTGAGTTCGATTCAATGCAAGGAACACAAGTAGCTTATCCTGAGTATCCTAAGAAGTTAGAATTTACAACTATGTTATACACCTTCTACCCCTATTATAAAGATGAGGGGCAGACATGGAAGAAAAAGGAGCCAGATGATAAAGTCTTTACTTACAACTGCAAGGACATGGTGGCTACGGCTAAAGTCAGTAAAGCACTCAAAGAAGACATTAACAGTGCAGGACTGGCAGATGTCTATGAACGTAGAGTTAGGCGATTTTATCCCATTGCAATGGAAATGCAGAGAAATAGACTGCGTCTTGATAGACATTGGCACGACAGGCTTAAGGATCTCCTCGTTTTGGAGCGAGACAAACAGCAGTCAAATCTGGACAAACTCATTGGATACCCAATCAATGTCAAATCAAGAGATCAAGTTGCTAAACTCCTTTTTACAGAACTACGGCTTCCAGCTAAAAAGAAGCGAGGATCTCAAAATATCACTACTGATGAAAATGCCTTGAGAGAGTTACGAGCCGCGCATCCTAGTGTTGAGGCTTTGAACAAGATATTAGAGATCAGGCATTTAAGGACTAAGAAAAGTAACTTTATAGATGTGGAGTTTGATAATGCTAGCAACTGTGGCAGTGGTGATGGAGAGTCTTATCTTGGCTATACTGTGGGTATTAGCAGTGCGAAGACTGGTCGGTGGGCTTTTGGTAGTTCAACTAAATGGCGAGGTTCATCTCCACAGACCGTATCCAAAGTTATGCGTCTGCAATATGCGCCTCCTATCGTGGATGGCAAGTCATATGTGTTCTGGCAAAGAGACTTATCGCAAGCTGAAGCTAGAATTGTGGCTTGGTTGTCTAATTGTAGGTTTCTTCTCGATGTTTTTAATAGTCCTATCAAGATTCATAAAGTGGTAGGAGGTAGGATATACAAAAAAGATCCTCTAAAGATAGAGTCAGATAGCATGGAGTATGATATCAGTAAGAGGATTGTCCATGCCTATAACTATATGACTCAGTGGAAGAAGATAGCGACAGTAGCTAATCTACCCTACGATTTTGCGAGACAGGCCTATGAAGCTTATAGCAAGGAAGTTCCAGAGATTGGTCAGTGGTGGAGAAAGACAGGAAAAGAAGCGACAGAAAAAGGTAGACTCACTACTCCTTTCGGTAGAGTTAGGCAATGTTTTAGCGCTTGCTCAGCTGTGGCGGCTACTGGTACTTTGCCAGACGATATTCTTAGAGACTTGGTAAGCTACGTTCCACAAGCTACTGTTCCTGATTTGCTAAACGAAGCAATGTGGAAAGTCTGGAATGAGAATGATTGGGTAAGGTGGCATCAACAAGGGCATGACAGCTACTTGGCAAGTGGGCCAGCTAATAGGACGTTAGAGTTCTATGACAAGACACAAGAAGCTCATAATATTAGTTTTCTACTTAATGGTCACGACTGTCATATACCAAGTGAAATGCAGTGGGGCTATCTCTGGGGTGCAATGCTAGAGTATAAAATAGGCGAAGATACTAGCTATGCAGCCTGGCAAGATAGAGCAACTAAAGAAGGTTTTTTCGAGGAAAGTAAGATTATCAAGAAGTTATACCAAATGAACTAGCTGGGGGGCTAGAATAATGGCTGAGAGAATAGGTGAGTCACGCAAGAATTTACTTAAAGAAGGCATGAAATTTTGGTCTGATAACATCAAGGCAATGTTAGCTACTAAGTTTGGTAAGGGCAAGTTAGGCCATATATTAGTAGTTTTCCCTTTTGGCGAAGCTACTGAATGTAGCTATATCAGCGATACTGATGGCAGAGGCCTAGCAATGATGCTTAGGCACTTAGCTGACAGAATAGAAAACCCCAATAGTAAAATTATAAAGACGCACTAACTGGCTACTGTAGTTAGTAGCTAGGAGGTGCGCGATGAGCAGGCGAAATTTAGGAAATTGGCTACGGGCTTATATTGAGTATACAGCGGAGACGGAGTCACCAGATCAATATCACTATTGGACCGCTGTTAGTTTGATAGCTGCAGCAACGAGAAGACAAGTATGGCTAAACTTACATTACTTTAAAATCTTCCCTAATATGTACGTCTTTCTAGTAGGGCCATCAGGAGCTAGAAAGTCTATAGCTACAGAGATAGGAATGAAGATTGCTGAGGAAGTGGGAATTAAGAAGTTTAGCAATAAGATTACTGGAGCGGCTTTAATTAAGGACTTGTCAGAAGCTACAGAAAAGGAGGTTATAGGGAATGAGATACAGCTATTCTCGCCCTTAATGATCTATGCGTCAGAACTTGGTGTTTTTATGGGTAGCGATGCCTATGGATCAGGTGTCATTGCAGACCTTACTGACTTGTACGACTGCCCTTCCAAGTGGGAGAAGAAAACTATTTCTCGTGGTGCTGAGACAATCTTTGCACCTTTTACGACTATGTTGGCAGCTACTACTCCGCAGACCCTTAAAGATACAGTACCTACAGGAGCGGTTGGTCAGGGATTCACTTCACGTGTTCTATTCATTTGGGGAGCCGGACGGCGCAAAAGAATACCTATCCCACCTTGGGGAGTAGAATATGAGATGCTCAAGAGTAACCTTATCGCGGACCTTAGGCATATTGGGACTATTAGAGGGCAATTTAGTTTTAGCCCAGAAGGGTTTAAGGTCTATAAGAATCATTATATGGAGAGACTTGAACCTGAAGACGAGTATGAGGACGAGAGGCTTAGAGGTTACTCTTCGCGCAAAGATATACATACTCTTAAACTTGCTCAGTGTATCTCTCTATCTCACAAAGATGATCTCATTATCACTGAAGAAGATATGGTCTCTGCTATAGAGGCTATTAAGTGGATAGATCAAGGACTACCATATGTGTTTGAGGGGCATGGACATGCAGCTAATGCAGGTGATGTTGTTAGAATATTTAGACAGATTGAAGCAGCCACTAAGAATATTGGTTATGCTAGCCATCCTGATCTGGTTAGGAAGAACTATAGTCATCTTAATGCTGCCGAGTTCGCTACTGTTATGCAAACCTTGCATGATTCTGGCGCTATAGAAGAGATAGTTACGAAGGACGCCAAGACAATGAAGATCATTAAAGTTTATAGAGTGGTAGATGGAAGTTTCTTGAAGAAGATGAAAGCTGGTGTTCCTAGTGGTTTGAATGGGAAGGAGGATTAATGGAGGTAGTACTAACAAAAGTATGTGAGCTACATAAACATAAACCATGTTGTGGCTGTAGCTGTCATGTTTGTGCTAATGACCATGATACTGGAGGTAATAGACATACAGAAGAATGTCAAGAAAGGGTGCTAGAAGAGTATGCCAACACCAATAACTAGTGGAAAGGAGATATTAGAATTGTGGAAGAAGAAGTATCCACTTCATTATAGCTGTATAAATGAGTGTGCGGTCGGATATCTAGAGGAATTGATAGATATGGCGCTGCATCAAACTATGGAAATAGCAGCTAGTGAATATCTATTGATAGCAAAGAAGCTAGCAGATAAAGATTAAGGAGATTTAAAGTTATGACTCCTATTATGGTTGATGCCTTAATTAGTGTAGTATTAGGAGTCGCAATAATAGTAACAATAGTTGCTGGATGGCGCGTAGTAATGTTAATAATTAACAACTATCAAAATAGGAGAAAATGGCAATGAGAAACGATGAGTTTGATAAGATGGTTACTGGATTTAGGAGCCAACAAGACAATCTTATTCTCAGGAAAGGGCATGACTATACAACAGGTCATGGTACTGAGGATAGGCTATATAACTTCAAATGGGTGGGCGAGATGCTAGATATTAGCCCATTGAAGGTAGCAGGTATCTACTGGTTAAAGCATGTCTTAGCTATCACTACTTACATCAAGTATGGTGGAGTGTTGAGTGACGAGAGTATTGATAGTAGATTGCTAGACGAGAGTAACTATAACTTATTAATAACAGCCATTATAGATGAAGCTAGATGTAATGCTACGGAGGGGCCAGCAGCTAGAGCACTAAGAGAAGTAAGAGAATATAATGATCCGCAACAAGTACGCCACGGTCATCCTGTCCGTAATCCGGACAAACGAGCAGATACAGACAAAGGAGGCATGCCTAAAAATCCTGAAATGCCAAATCCTTATGATAATCTAATACGTGGTAGAGAATAATAGGAATAACAATGAAACAGCTAATTGATATAGCTATAGCTACTATAACGATAGCCATGGAAGCTGGTGGCGAATCTAATTTAGGTAAGCGCGCCGTAGCTCATGTATTAGTTAATAGAGTTAAGGCTGGACGTTCTATGACTGATGTCGTCTTAGATCCTTACGACTTTAGCTGTTGGGACACTAAATCTCCCACTCGTATGAATCTAGACAAGATAACAGATGCTCAATGGTATGATTGCTTCTCTATAGCTTTAGGAGCTATGTTAGGCAAGGAAGAAGATCCAACTAATGGCGCTATCTATTATCTAAATGTAGGAGTTGTCATGTCTACTGCTGGCAAGCTACCAGATTGGTGGTCTATAGATGGTGATTCTTCTACTGAGATAGAGATAGGACATCATACTTTCAGGCGTCCTAAACCTAGAGTTTCATAAATCTAATAATAAACTACTAATTACTAATAATGAGTTCTACCACTCGTTTATGGGAAGATCTGGAGAACTACCCTAATTGTCTATTATTCACTTGGGTAGAAGATGGCCAAGATGCAATTACAGTAGCTCTCCAGAAACCTTGCTCATTTAAAGAAGCTGAAGAAAGGGCTATAAAAGTATGCGAGGGGAGATTACAGCAACTATCCACTTTATCTTCTATGCTATTACCCACCGCCGGGCGCTAAAAAAGAACTGCCTTCTTCCGATTCTTGGTTGGTGTCTGGTTCTTCTATTGGTTGAAATGCTGGACTATGTCTTAGAGCCGCTGGTGATCCCTTTAGTAACCTCTCTCCTAACGACTGCATTGCTGATTTCATTTTTGCTTGCGTACTTTTCTGTATATCTGTCCCTGTTATCGGGAATTCAGGCCATCGCTCATTCCAGTTATATACCTCTTTTTTAACTTGTTCTTCTAGCTGAGAGCCTAAATCTATACCAGCTAATCCAGCCTGTCCATAGCGAGCAGCCGCATATCCAATAACTGATTGTCGCTTAGCTTCTATTTCTAACAGACCACTAGCGAATTGTTCAAGCTCACTCTCCTTCATCTGATTAGGACCTTCTACTACTCCCATCTGTCCACCAGAAGACTTAAAACCTAGTATCCTACGGACTACATCTTTTGTCTCAGCTTTAAACTTTAATCTACCACTAGGATCATTAAAGTCATAATCTCCTGTAAATAACCTACCTAACGCATCAGCCTGCTTAAATAAAGGAACTCGAGAGATCATAGCATTAAAAGCTCTATCCTTCATATCTGGTTCTAGCCCAGGGTCCTTATCTAGAACAGATTGCATGATACTATAGCCAGTACCTATCGCCGGCCCCATAACTAAATTTGTAGCTTTCTCCATTACAGACTCTCCAAATGGAGCGTCTATCATGCGGATAGAGTTACTAACATCAATACCAGCCAAAGCAGGCAAGCCGTGATGTATAACATCTGCCCATCCTTGGCCATACTGTTCTTGTATTTTCTTGTAAGTATCGTAACCTAGCCAGCCAGCACCTCCCATCGTAGCTGCCTTCATACCTCCCAGCGCTAGATTTACTCCTAACCACTTAGCTGCTCCTGGATAATTCCTACCTTTAACTATATCTAAAAATTGCTCAGTCTGCTTGATAGGAAACCTCATAAACATTGTCAGCAAACCGCCAGTAGGATCAGAGTTAAAAGCATGTGGCTGATCTGATGTTAGCCCAAAGAACTGTGAATAGACATTACCTCTAGCCTTTCCATAATCTGCAGCTTGTGCATCTGTTAATCCTTGTTTCCTTCCAAAGTTATACATCGTTAGGAAAGCGCCTTGTTGATTTTTAGATTCTACAAATCCTTGGCCTTTTGATATTCCTTCTACCTTAGTATCCATGCCTAGAATACCATGTTTCTGTAGAAGTTTCTGGCCTGCAGGATCAGCTAATAACTTGGCAGCTTCAAAAAGATCGCCATCCTTAGCTATAGGATAGAGAGTAGATAATGTTTGCGTGCTGTTGACAGCCTGGTACCTAAAGCTATATTTCAAGAACAAATTCACCATTCCTATTTTAGACTTAGTGACTAGACTCTCCAAAATTTGAGGAGCTACTATATCTCGTAGGACTGGAATACTAGCTATTGAATTATCTAGTAGTTCGCTTAAAGGTAGTCGTCTACCATATAGTCGAGACATTTTAGTAGATACACGTTCAGCTAGTTTTGGTTGATCTACAGCTATCTGTTTAATAACTGGTACTACTTTTCTACTCAAATCATCTAGCTGTGTAAATCTCTCCATAGTCCTATCCCAAGTATTCCATAGAGTAAAGAAGTCCTTAGTATAGGCAGCGTTATTCTTAGGCTTCTGGAATAGAGCATCTAGAAATTTATAACGCTCAGCAAATCCAAACTTGCCAGCTATTGCAGCGTCTATGCCAGCAGGGCTAACAGCCATTGCATCTGATAGCCTCTTGTAAGTTTGCTCTACTGGCCCCTTAAACATACGTAGAGTGTCGCCATCAAAGTAACTCTTATGATCTATTCTAAAATCTCCGCTATTCTTTAATCCTCTACTTTGAGCTAGATCATGAATAACTACCAAAGCCTCATTACGATTGTTAGCTGAGCCTAGATAGACGCCGTCCTTATCCATTATTTTGTAGTAGCCAGGAAAGATACCAGGAAGTAACTGATCAGCTGCATAGGTATCAGGAAATTGCTCTTTAACTCTACGCTGAACTTCTAATGCTATTAAAGATTTGTCAGGCGGCTCTTGCCAAGCTTTTGATTTTATACCAAACTCACGTTCAACTATAGGAGTTATATACTCAGTAGCCTTCTCACGTAATCTAGGCAAAGCTACCTGAACGTCTACTTTTATCTTATCCTCCATAAATTGCAAGGCTTTTTTAGCACCAGCAGAAAATTTAGCCTCAGGTAACAACATCTTATCACCATGAGTCATTGAAGTATCAGCTCTCATTAATATAGCTTTTCGTAAGTCCTCAGCACCTACTCCTATTACAGCATCCTGTGTTCTCTTACCGCGTGCTAAAATCCCTTGTTGTATAGACATCTCAGTTTTTGCAAGTTCTAATAAAGCATCAGCAGCTCGAGGATTTAGAGCGGCAGCCTCACGGACTGGTGAGCCTAGAGATCCAAAGATACCAGCATCAGGTAGCTTGTTGATACCATCAAAGACTACACCAGGAGTAGGCTCAAAACGTGGCGCTGGAGGTAACTCGTCCATTATCTTGTTAGCCTTAGCAAACTCAAAGTAGACGTCATTCTGGGCTATTCGCTTGTTAAACTCTATTTGTGCAAGTTCAGGACTTTTAAGCTGCAGAGCTGCCATCTCACCAAGCTCAGACATAGAAGCATCTGATCTAATAGCTTCTTCTAATGGACGTATCTTGTCTTGTTTACGAGTAGCAGCCCACTCGAATTGAGGATCTGTCTTTATAGTTTCTTCTAGACTTCCAATCTTTCCAACACCTAAAAATTCTGCTACTTGTTGGGCTAATGGGCCTAGCTTTCCAGTTTTAGAAATTAAGCCAGCTCCTAGGCCAGCAATTGCACCAGTTAAGCTACCACCTAAACGAGCTGAATCCTCAGACATTCCAAAGCCTGCTAGAGCTTCTTCGCTAGCAGCCTCAATAGGAGCTAAAACAGCAGAAAACGGAGATGCTATTCCAGATAAAGTACTAAAAGCAGAACCTATCCTACCATTCTCACCACCACCTGTTATAGTATCTAAGGCATTTTGAGGGAGCGATAAAGCAGAGTCAACAGCCTCACCTACACGCCGGCCGGTACGAGTACCAAACTGTTGTAAGGCATTTTGATTACCTACATTAGGATCATCATAGTACTTGCCATAGCGATTAGGGTCTTGTTGTTGTCTAGATATGCCTAGAGAAGATCGCATTGATTCTAGAGGTGAATCAGAAGCTTTTATGTCACGAGCCGATTGGAGAGGCGATTCATTAGGGCTAGTAGAGGATTGCTGCTGTCCCTGAACACTAGCAATAGCTTCTTCATCGCTAAGCTCAGTATCGCTCTCGACTTCGTAAGTACCACCATCTACTTCGACTCTATATTTAGGCATTTTTAGATTACCTTATTTTTCGCTTATCTACCAAGTAATTTATCAGACAATAATTGAAGTGCATCTAAGTTTAAAGGACTGCTAGATGGCGATGGAGCTATATAATTAGGAGGCAGTGTAGGCATGGTAAATGGCTTAAACTTTCCTTGTCCTTGAAAAGGTTCCTGTGCTAAATCTATTAAAAAATTACCAAACGATAGTGGCTCCATAGTTTGCCCGCCTTTATTAGGTATAAATAGATCAGGTGGAGCTGGAGGATGAGGATAAGCACTAAATTGAGGAGGTTTAGCATTCTGAGCTTGGAAAGCTTGAATAGCATCTAAATCACTATTATAGTGAGAAGGCTCAAAAGACGCAAAAGGATTAGATGTAAAAGCACCTGTATTATAGAGTTCTGGATCGTTTGCTCTACCTATAGGAGGGGGAAGTCCTTTTATCTCATCAGGAAATATAGGATCGTCAATAGCTGTTAGATTCTGCTTTGGCTTAATAGGTATGATACCTAGATATCCTTTATTAGAAGGACTATCATAATTAGTAATTTTAGCAGTCATCTGTGCAGCGAAGGCATCATCTATTTGCTTTGCTTTCTTAGGACTTACATTAGAGCCAATATTAGACTTAGCTATTTCCTTATTTTGCTTTATCTTATTACCAATATAGGTCATAATATCTTTCATTTGACCTTCTGAATAGTTAGCGTTGGTATGAGCGCCACTACCAGGCAGAGGACGATTAGTACGTATTCTATCTAAAGCCTCATTCATAGCCGCAGTAGTTAAAGGATCAGCAGTTTGAGTCTTAGATCCATATGTAGGTGCTGAAGTAACATCAAACTTATTAGCCCATCTAGGATCTACAATTAACTCAGCCTCATTAGCATAACTAGAACCACGTTTAGGTAAGAGTGATAGTATGCTCTCAGGCGTATATTGTCCTTGCGTTATTCGCTCGTCAGAAACACCGCTAACAAATCCCTTAGCCGTATGTGGATTGGTAGAGATAGCTGTAGCAGAAGGTAAAGTACCTACTTTCATTGGTAGCATAGTTAATGGATCTTTAATATTACGTCCCCTATATCCACTAAATTGCTCACCTAATTTAGGATCTCTTCTAGCCATCCACTCAAATAACTGTTTAGCGCGTGCGTAATTAGGGATCTGCATTATACGAGATATATACTGAGCTGGATTGAGAGAACCAGCTTGTCTCATCCTACCTAGGTCACGATAGATACCGGCTTCCTCACCACCAGAATCTAGATTAGTATTGACGCCAGCTAGTGAAGTTCCTAAAGCTCCACCAAAAACTTTATTAGCTAATTTACTAGCAGGTAAGGCATCTTGAGGAGTAGGGCCAAACGATAGTATTTTATCAAGCATACTCATACTAGTGTCGAGTAAAGGACTATCAGTTCGCCATTTAGGCTGTTGAGGCTTAGCCATTACAGAGCCCTGTTTCTTGAGCGCTGCATTAGCTAGCAATTCACGCATGAGTTCATCAGCCATTTTATACTCCTAATTATCAGTTAATCTATACGAGTAACTCTAGGAGCACGTACACCAGCTTTAGGAGCCTGAACTGATGGAGATTGTACACCGCCAGCAGCAGGAGTAGTATCATCTGGTAATTCTAGATCTTTTTTCATTTTGAGTATTAATTCAGATATGACTTTACGCTGAGGATCAGCCTCTTTGCCCCTAAATCTTAATGCTTCTAAAGCGGCAATAGCCTTAGGTAATTCAGCATATATCTTTTGTTGTTGAGTTGATTTTGCAAGTGCTGTTAATTGTGCTTGATAGTTTTTAGTGTTATCAAGGACTGCATTACGATTCTCTACTAAGCTAAGTTTATCAGCAGCAGTAATAGCACGGTCGTGAGCTTTACCAGGAGCTGCAAGATCAAAAGCTTGTTGTTGTAATCTCATTTTCTCATCAACAGCTTCTTGAGCTTTAGATTTGCCAGGAGGTACATTTAGGCCAATAGCTTTCAAGATAGCAGAAGCTTGATCGGCTGGTAGCTTACTAACAGCTTCTATTACTTTCAGTCTATCACGTAGATCGTTAGCTTGTGATTGTTGTAAGTATTGTTGGCCTGCTAGCCTGGCAGCTAAATTACCTTGATGCTGCGAATAGGCTTGTCGCGCACCTTGTTGATCGTCAGCAAATGTAAATCCTAGAGGCGAACGAGGATCAGAAGTAGCCCCAGCAGGCATACCATTAGCATCATACTGAGGACCTTGATTGAACAAAGAGCTACCAGAGACACGCATCTCAGCAGGAGATGTCATTCCTTGACCTAGCATGGGTGGCTGGCTATAAGGGCCTTGAGGAGTTTGCTGACCTGGTTGAGGAGCGCCAGAAGGCGGCTGGAAAGGATCACGCATGGGAGTATAGCCTGGAGGAACAGGACCACTTGGCTGGCCGCCATAACCAGCAGCTAATCTACCCTGTCCATATTGAGCTGGATTAGGAATAGATGTAGGCGGCATTTGAGGTATTGGACCTCCACCGCTACCGCCTTGTTGCTGTTGTATCTGGTCAATGACAGGCGCTAAGAATTGAGACATTGCCTCTTGCATAGCATCTTGTTCTAACATTTTCTTTTAAGCTCCTAGATTATTTTAGTATTCTAACCAATTTTCTGATGGTGGTGGTCTCCATGTATTAGGATCTTCAAATCCATAATTAGGAGCTGGCTGAGGAGCACCACCAGGATAAGAAAGTTGTCCAAAGTTACCACTACCACCTTGCATAGGAGCAGCGCCAGAGCCAGGAGATGGAGCAGATTCGTACATGCCAGTTTGAGGATTAAAGACTATATTAGAACCTAGAAAATCAGTTCCACCGCCTGGTGATGCTTGTGGCTGTTGAGGGCCTGAAGGTTGATAGTTAGGTCCCATAATCATAGGGCTATTACCATAAGAGTCAGGTAACGCACCACCAGTATTAAGCCCACTATTACCAGTAAAGAAAGGATTATTAGCCATAGAGGGTGAGCCACCTGATTGCGAAGAGCTACTAGAATTACCAGGAGGAAAACCGCCTATAACAGTCGGACGAGATGCATTGAGAAGGCCAGTATAAGCCTGAGCAGGTAAGAAGCTATTTTGCTGTTCTTGCATCTGGCCTGATACTAAGGTTTGTAATACCTTTCCAATAATATCGCTCATTAGATCATTTTGTTGGAGCGATTGATTATTGAGGAGTGTATTAGTGTTAGTACCATATTCTCCAGATCGCAAGCCACCAGCAGCTCTAGTCATATCTGTTAATTGCTGCCTTTGTTGAGCTTGTGGCTGTACTAGTCGCTGCATTGCTGGTCCAAGGACTTGTTGCAATAATGGAGAGTTCATGCCACCTTGGATCATAGATTGGAGAGAGTTCATAGAAGTAGGAACAGAGCCTTGCGCAGTATTGAACAAGTTCATGAGCTCTGGGACTACAAGAGGAGAGACAGAATTCCATTCTAAGGGCATTAGATCTTACCTTTTACCTTTCTTTTTTGACTAAACTTTTGTCCGGATTCCGGACATTTGATTAGATAATTACTAAAACATTATAATTCCTTGGCTCCGTCTAAGTACAGGTGGTATAATAGCTTTCAATACTGGCTGTACACTAGGTCTAGATATCACTAAAGGATCACTGAATAGACTCGTTCCAGTCACTATTCCATGATTGCCCTTGTTGCTACGATCCATTTCTATAGGACCTGAACTGTCCATCTTCCAGTATCCACGTAGCCCCCGCTGTGTAGAACCATACATCATAGCCTCGAAGATTTCCGCCTGGCTAAGGCCAACATTGTATACTGACAAATGAGCATTCCTACAGGCGCTGAAAGCCGCAAGCAACTTGTTGTGCTGCACGATAGCACCAGCAATAGAGTCTATGCTGCGGGTCTCAGCGACTGATAATGCCTGGACGCTGTCCTTATAGAATTTGACTAAGGCGCCGTCATACGTCACCCCTACATGGTGCCAGCCAGTCGTGTCGGTGAGCGGGCCACCTGAAAAGATTTGCACCAGCGCCCCGCCCGTGCCGATATAGAACGCGAAGTTGTTTGGGCTATTGTCCCAATTAAGCACCCACTGATACGGTTGACCCACGCCGCCGTTGGCCCGACTGATTACTTTAATGTTGTCGTTGACGTTCTTACGCCAGAGCCAGGCACAGATCGACAGGCCAGTGCCGCTGATATTAAGCACATCGCCAAAGTCTATAAAGTCCGTAGTGCCATTGAAGTCGCGGCTCATGCAATCTCCTCATTATAGGTGATATAGCGTAAAGCATTTCCACTAGCCGCCATTGCTTGACCACTTTCATTCTTGACTAAAATTTTGAAAAACTGTGGTAGTAAAGGCACCTGCTTAATTAGTATTCTTTGAATTGTCGTCACAGCACGGACAGGAAATACTCCAACTAAACATGTAGATGCTGGTAAGATAGAAGTACTACCATCACTAAAAGCTGAGCCGTCAAGACTTGGAAGTAGATAGACTGAAACAAAGCCACCGGCCGATGGCGCACTGCCAAAAGTCGCTATCAGCTCAATATCCATCCAGCGATTGACGAGCACCGAGTTGTCAAAGGCAGCACTGAGAACTGATGCCGCGTTCGCCAAGCTATTAAGTTCTGTAGAGAGGAAATAAGCCCAAGGGAAAACTTCAGCTGGGAAGCAGGAGAAATCATCCCAGTTCGTGATCATAAATTCGCCAACTACAGTCGAAGCCATGATGCCAGGCTTGCCGGTTGTAAGCGCAGTATCAGTGATAGGTCCTAGTACTAGTGCGCCATTTAAATAGCCACTGATAGCAGTACCTGCCGCACGAACCTCTATAATATCATTAGCGGCAAGATTTTGATTCATCCCAGCCAACACCGTGCCGTTCGTTGACTGCGGGTTCTGGGCGTTAAACTTTACAAGCTCAAGTCGCTTGGTCGCAACTGGGCGGTAACCTAAACAGTAAAACGAGGCGAGGTTATAAGTGCCAGCAACATTAATCCGCACAGCCGGCCCTACCATGCAGTTGTGGGGCGTGAAAGATTCAGACTTGTAGACAAGACTCGCTCGCTGATCGGCGTTGAACGATTCGTCCCAATAGGCGAAACCTACATACTGCGGCCCAGCTGAAGTATCAGCTTGAATTTTCAACTGATTGCTCAGAATATTAAATGTTGCTCCAGTGCCCTCGACCTCAACCCAACTGCCACCGAGCGTGCCCGAATCGGCTCTAAGAAAATTATCGGTGCGAGTTACTTGTGATTTGACTGGAGCCTGCCATTTGAGTACAGACATAAATCTCCTTATCTAATAGCTTTCAGTGCTAGTGTACAGCGTTGAATAGTAGTCACACTATCAACATTAAATCTTAATATACTACCAGCTGCTATAGCTGTAGTCCAACCTGTTAATGTAGTGTCTTCTGATTTTATAGCTGCTGTTATAGTAGGTTTAGCCGCAGCTGTAATACTATCACCTACTACCGGTGGGAAGTTAGCATAGCTATCCTTCCATATATCTATAACTATAGAACCAGCCTGATCAGCTAACAAGCTAACACTAACAATAGTACAAGCAAATGGAATGCTTAAATCACCTTTAATTCCAGTAGTGATAGTAGCCCCACCACCATCTATTACATATCCTATCCCAACTACTCCACCAGATGAGCTAACAGATTGCCATATAGTACCATTACTTCTCTCCCAAGCATACTCGTCAGTTACATAATATAGAGTTCCAATAACTACAGCTGTAGCCACTGGTTGGGCTGCTCTAGTACCACGCTGGACTGCATCTGCATAAAGTCCCATTATCTTAGTTTCTCCATCATCATTACATCACCACGAGAATCAAATAGAACTTCAGGTGTTCCTGGATTACCATTAGTAAGGACACTCCATGAGCTTCCATGATTAACTGGAATAGCTGCAATTCCTAGAGATACTCTAGCATCAGCTCTAGCATTAGTATAGTATAGATTAGAGCCTTCTGGTAAATTAGTAGTAGATTTAGTACCAAGCCATGTAGAAGCTCGAGCATCATTATGGTACTGTGGATGATCGTCGTCTGCTAGTCCTGTCAATACTCCATGATCTGTTAGTATAGCAGCTCCAATTTCATGCTCTACTCCAGCATCGTCAACAAAGTAGAAAGCAGAGACACCAGCTTTATCCTTGGCATAATATCTTATCTGGTTAGCTTCTGGAGTATGCGGAATAGTAGCTACTTCCTTTAAGCTAAGGTAAGTATCTACAACAACCCATTCCTGGCCTTCTAATCTCATTTTATTTACCTTTTAACTACTTTTCTGATCCCACAAAACTTGCAGGCCCTTATCTTTTTGCCTGTTCAAGTAGAATCATAAACTCCATCTTTATTACAATTAGAGCAATGTCTAAATTTATAAGTTAGCCATGTAGATATATCAACGTCCATAGGCTTTCCGCAAGCTGGCTCTATTCCAGTAATTTCTTCATCTTGCAATAGAGTGTAAGGAGTATTCTGCTCTATAAGTCTAGTACCATGAGGACTTGTTAGTATTATACAAGGCATAGAATTTAATAGTAATAATTACTTAATTAAGCAGTCAATACTATAGTTACTGTTGTTCCTACTGAATCAGTAACAGATACAGTTACTCCTGATACTACTAATGAACAAGGAACACAACCACCAGCTATCATCGGCCCAGTACGTTCATCAACTAATACTGCTAATCTACCGCCAATATTACCTCCAGTTGGTGGATAGCCTACACAATCTGGAATACTAGATGCACCAGCGCCTGGCAGCTTACAAGTCATTTCTGCAGGTGTAACAACTCTACCACTACCATGACTATGCCCGTCTGCGGTAACCCAAACTGTATTACCTATATTAACATCATTACAGCCGTAGTGATAGTGATAAAAGTGGTTAATACCACTACAATTAACTCCACCTCCAGAATCACACTCATAAAGCCATGCTATATATGCTACTCCAGCTACAGCACTTCCACTATTAACTGGAGGAGTAACTGTAATAGCATCTCCACTTGCAGTAGTTCCTTTAACTCCATTAGCACCGGCAAGTTGAACAGTTCCAGTTTTCGACCAAGTATATGGACCTCTTCCACCACATACTAATAACCTTAAAGATTTAGTAGTTGAACATTTAAGTGAGTTATTAGGGTTACAACTTTTAATAGTTAGCTGATTATTCTGACCAGGAACACAACCACAACCACCTGATCCACCACCACCAGTTCCTTCAAAAGGTCCTACAGATGGCTTACTTAGTGGTCTAGCTGGTCCAGTTGACATAGTACGTCCAGGAGCTATAGGAGCTTGTGTACACTCATCGCCACCAAATCCAGAACCAGCAGGCCATCCACATATTCCTCTAGCTGGTCCATTAGTAGGGATTACCCAGTTTACTGATGGCTCTTGATCTCCACAATTAACTATAGAGATAGAGTTGATATCTTCACTAACAACAACTTCAAATAAAGAACAGCCAGAAGAGCAATCAAAGACAACAGACCCATTCTCTATACAGACTTCACAAGTACGAGGAGCAGTCACTTGGTCGGTAACTACTTTCTCTATCTCTTCCATTGCTGTATCTAGGGCATCTGGATCTACCGGCGTCTCTTCAGAACCAGCACCAAAACGAGGTAGAATTAGAGTGTCGCCTTGAGATGAAGGAGGAATACAAACTTGAGTAGTGACATTAACTACTGCGCTATAACTACCACCAACATCGTCACTTAATTTATAATAGTAACGCGTACCTATTGAGAGAGTATCATCAATGTAGATTACAGTACCAACGACAGCAGAACCTATTAATGTATAGATTGAAGCATCAGTAGAACGATAAATACCCACAACGTTAGCACCGCCATAAAGCCAACGAAGTGTTGCACTTATTTGACTATTACTTTCAACTCTAACTTGTGTAGGTGCTGCCATTAGGTTTTAGTGTTATTTCTAAGCTCTCATAGCTGATGTTGATCTATCTGGTCTTGTATCTACCTGAGCAACATTAGGCTGGACTATAAAACCTACTTTTTGAAGAACAGTACGAGCTGCAGTAGTATCATGTAGAAATTCGACTCTGATATTAAAGGACTCACATAGCTGTGGAGGAATTTTAGAATCAATTGTAACATAAGCGTCATCCACGCTAGCACCACGTAGAGAGAAATAACGATCCCAAGTCCAGCCAGGGCTAAAGTCAGTAGAGATTTGAACTCTGATTCTTGAGAAGCCATTTCTCTCCAATATTAGACGAGCACCACAAAACCAACCTTCATCGTCCATTTTCTGCCAGTTAGATGTCCAATAACGTGTGGAAGGTATAGCAACTCCATCATCATCTATTGCTGTAGAATCAAAACTTTCTACCAATGTTTCTGTAGAGACTATAAGCTCTTCTGTAGCCTGATCTGTAGATTGAAAGTTAGAGCAGCAGTTAATAGGCTTTCCCAACTTACCTTTAACCCACTCCTTCGACTTGTAGTTATAGGCCACATAACTATCGAGTAATTGTAAGGCAAGACCAGTTCTATCATAGAATAGGTAGTATCGGTCTTCATTGAGATTCACCATTCCTCGAGCATATTGTAACTTGTTGAGAGGGATAGTAGCTCGTAGTAATTCAACGACAGCAGGATCACTTACTCCATTAACTCCATTAGGATCAATCATGTAGATTATTACATCTGTACCTAAATAGAAAGCTAGAGCTTGGCCGGCTGAATCTAGACTTAATGGAGAGAGGATACCAGCTTTCCCAGCTAATAGAGATTGCTGAAAACGGATAGCTATTCCTGCAGAGGAAGAAGGGCTAAAAGTTAGAGTTACTACACCATCACTTTTGAGGCAGAATAACACTCTACCAATAACAACAGCAGCTAGCCACGTACCGGGCGTTTCGTCGAGAACTCTGGAATTACCGCCGCATAGCGACCAGTCATGATCCCAGTCGTCGGAGTAGTACCCTGTTCTATGGCCATCATAGATATCAGTAAACGTCCCGTCGCTAGATACGTTGAAGATAAACAAGAAGCCAAGGTAAGCGACAACTCCTTTACCAAAAGGCGCTGTTCCGGCTGCAATTTCGTCAGCGACCCCTGTTCCAGCATATTTTCTAGGTCTATTGTAGCCTTCATTAGAGTAGATAAGTGTGTCGTCAATGATAGTAAATTGGGGTCTAGTGATAGTTGTTCCATTTAGAGTTAAAGCTCCTTTTATAGAAACCCAAGCACCAGCAGAAATATGTTCTATGTCTGTTGTTAATAGGCGAATTAATTCATGAGAGCCATCAACTTGTCGATAATTGAAGAGGCCAATAATGTTAGCTGAGGAAGGAGTAGAAATAGATAGGTACTTAGACATACCACCACGACCGACAAGTCTACCATATCTGACTTTGACATTATTAAGATCCTTTGTTAGCTTAGGAGTGTCCTCAGCATTGACTATATCACTATAGCCAGCAAATCTTTCCAACCACTTGACTTTGAATTTCTCAGCCATTAAGCAGCTCCACCTATCTTAGCTCGTACTCTTAACTCAACAGTGTGTTCTTTCTTTTGGCCTGTGGTAGTACCAATACCCTGAAAAGTATAAGTGTAATCTTTACCTTCTATACCAGCAGCAAAGTTACAAGATAGTATCATGCCTGAACGAGCTATGGTAGCAACAAGAGTAGAAGTAACGTCAGTGCCAGCTTCGTCAATAGCAGTGACCGTTGAGCCTGCAGTGATAGAGGTATCTCCAGGCAAGAAACTAGTAAAATCACGAGGATAGTTAATGAGCTCGCCAGGACGCTTATACATGACTTCATCCATTAGATTTCCTATTTCTACCTTCTGTTATCTTCCATAGCCTTGTGATTGAGCAAGAGAACGTACACTAAAACTGTTAGCACCAGCATGAGGTACAAGAACAATCTTGTCTTGCCAATCTCTTTTCAAGTTTTGACGTTTTAGTTTAGCTATCTCGCCGCCTCTACCAAATGGCTTGCCTCCAAGAAGTTCACGCCAATAGACAGCTCCTTGCTGATCTTTTAGTTCTATTTCATAGCCCCAGATGATAGCTGAGTAGATTAAAGCCATTCCATAGTTTTTAGTTATATCATCTGAGAGGATATTAGTAGCTGGGTTGTCAGTCCAGTTATAATGATATAACTTCATATTGTAAGCTATATCAGGATTAGGAGGATAGACCTTGAGCGTTACATTATCTACAAGAGCTATTTCAGGAGGGCCTATAGAGTCAGTAGGATACATAACGTCAAGCTCTTCCTGATCCATAGTGCCTAGAGTAAGAGGGCGCCATCTAGTTTCTGTAGATTTCTTGAAGTTTATAGCTCTAGCGTCTTTGAAGTTAACTATATTGACGGCTAGTGCACTTCCAATTAGATAATCTTGTGTATTGATAACTAGATTGAATGTAGTAGTAGCACGCATCCACCAGAAGTTGGCTTCACGTTCTATTAACCGGCGTCCTTCAGCTAATGCTACGTCGAGGATAACGGTAGGCAAACCCATCCTACCAAAATGCTCACGAACTACATCTTTGATTTCACCGAGTGTCATTATCTTATACCTTTTGTTATAGCAGTCTTACCAGCTTGCTCAATAATAGGTAATAGCTTATCGAGTACTTTACCATTAAGTTCCTGCATCTTAATGTTTGATTTTAGCAAGTCAGCTGATGTGCCTGATTTTTCTTCTCTTAGTTTGAAGTTGATAGCACCTTTGCTATCAGCAGTATATTCTATCTCTAAGCCAGTAACTTCCTTGTCACTTTCAATAGTGAATACTTTATCACCTACTTTATAAGTAGCTATGGTTTTTGCAGATCTAGCAGCGCAGGAAAGAGATAGGAAAGATAAAGTTAGTAATACAATTATAGTTTTCTTGTTGGACATTTTTCTCCTTTATCTATAAAATGGGCCGGGACTTCTAGGTGGAACCGGCGACCTTAGACGGATGCATGGATCAGCTAGCTTTGCAATATTCCTTGCCTACTAAACGACAGGCGGAGGATTTGGTACAGTAGGATCAGCAGTGACTGAAAGATCAGTCAAAGCAGCTTCTACTTCCGTTTCATCAGCAGCTGACATTCCGCCAGCAGCCTTAGCTTGCTGCAGCGCAATTACTTTTGCTTTTGCATCTGCAATCTGCTGAAGCATACTTTCTTTCGTAGGATTAGCCATAATTATATTCCTCCTTTCTTGTTAAGTTAGGATGCAGTCTTATCAAGATCAGTAACTGCATCGGATACTTCTTTTTCTTCTTCCAAGTCCATTCCACTTACTAGCTCTACTTTGATAGGAGTGACTTCTATCTTCAAGGGCTCGAAGTGAAAGTGGAAGTGAAAGTCAGCACGTGAAGGGATTCTGCCTAGTAATGACATAGGTAATCCTTACCAACCAACAGCTTCTGCATAGAGCGTTTGAGCAGCGACAGTTACGCCAGTCAATTCAGCAGAGACACCAGTAACGGCATCATCTACCCAGGCACGTAACTTCTTGTTTGCGAAGTCATACCGCCATAGAATAGTAACAGCAGAGCCACTATCAAGTAGGACTAGGTATTCGAGCTCGCGCTTCATCCCAAACTTAGGATAAGTAGGGAGAGGCACGCCAAGGGCAGGATAAGTTAAAGCGCCATCACCAAACTGAATCTTGACCGTATTACGTAAGATAGCACCAGGCGAGGCGCGAATGAGACGATTCTTGACGACAGTAATAGTAACATCACCAACAGCGATTCCAGCCATTTTGCATTCTCCGCATGGGCATTTTGGCTACCCATTAGTTAAGGAAGTTGGCGCTCTAGCCTTTTGCAAGGAGCTTCTCATTATTATATGAGTTTAGCAAGGATTGGAAAGCTCAGGAGTAGAAAACCAATCCACTAGAGCACAAACTGGTTGATTAGTTAACCGTCCTTGTTAGTAAAGTACAGTCTCCACTTCGCACCATACCTTGGAAGATATGGGCTTGAATCCACCAAACTTTACAACAGCAAAAGGAACGTAAGCACCACCAGCAGTAGTTGCATCGGTAGACTGCTTAAATTCCAGTATATCGCCAGGAGCAAAGAGGCGATTCACACCGACAAGCTTAGCTACAACGACCTGTCCATTATCAAGATCAACATCGTTAGCTATTGCAGTGATACCAGCCTTTAGATCATTACCTTTTTTGAGAGTAGTATTGCTACTACCTAAAGTCAATGATTTCAAGACAGCCTCAGTACCACTAAGTTTGGAATTCTTGATGAGTTGGACGACTGGATCAGCAGTCTGGGCAACAAAATCTTCAGTGATATAGACACCAAAGCCAACAACTTCCATCTCAATGACGACTGGGTACTGTTTGATAACACCGTTAGCAGCCTCAGCTTGTAGAGGAGTAAGCTCTAAGCCTAGGACTGTAATTCCAGACATACCATGAGGGATAAACATCATGAGCTAATCCTAGCCTTTCTTAAGCAGAGGTAAAACGGATAATATGCTCTTCGGTATCAGCAGTGAAATCCCACGGCTTTTTGAAACCCAAGATAGCATACCAAGCTAGACCTTTATCGCGGCCATATTTGACTGCGAGCTTGTATCTAAGCTCTTCTTTAAGAGCTACGCCTTCGATTATAGAGTCATCACCAATTAACAGAGCCTCGCCAATGGTGTTAGTACCTTTAGCGTTGGAGAGGGTGTTAGGATTATCAGTGACGAGGAAGCGACAACCATAGCAGGTCTCTTCCATGATCTCACCATTAAAGAGTTTGCGAGGATGCGCATATTTAGCAGCATCTTGAAACTCAGGATCATCAAAAAGACCGCGTTTTGCCTTGACTGACATAATCACTACGTACTTATCATCTGGGAATTTCGGTAGGATTTTGCCAGTATTGCCAGAACCATAGAGTCCAGTTTCAGCAGCGTCAACCATTTCCTTAAGGTGAAAGTAGTTGAAATTGCTAGTAGCGGTGGTGGAAGCAGTTCCATCAACGTCCCAGACGCCTACACCAGTACCAGTAGCGATATAGCATAGCTTAGAGGTTTTCATCTCAGTAGCTACAGCTTCATCTAGGACCTGTTTCTGGTCGTTCATGATAACTTTTTGGACTGGTTGAGAAGGAGCAAACTCAGATAGAGCCTCCAATTTACCAGTCCAAGGGATAGAATTACCCCACTCAGTGACAGTGAGACTGTCACGCACAATCGAGAATTTAGTCTCAGGAATGTCCTGAAACTCGCCAATTTGACCGCCCTTAGTCTCAGCCATAGACACTTTATCGAAGTCTACGGAATCACCACGACCCTTACCATAGCCAGGCTCTACCCGCGTAAATTGGCGGAAGATGTAACGGCTAGTGTTAACGTATCGTAGTTTTGAGCTAAGAGAGGGATTGGCAAAGTGGCCACCGTCAGCAGAGATGGCCCAATTTTGCCCAGGCATAGATTTCTAACCTTCTCTTTCTTACTTACTTTCTTTCCTATGACTACTTAGTAGGAATACCAAAGCGAGACATCTGATCATCTTGACGCTCTTTGATGTAAGCAGCCAGTTCAGCTTCTCCTGGATCTTGAGCGATTACAGGAGTCATTGGTGGTTGACCGCCTTGAGTGTTATAACCAGGCCCGCGTGGTTGTTCTACATAGTCGCCAGAGTTTGGTGGCTGATTAGCGTTTCCTCCATTTGCAGCACGAACATTCATCAAGTAGTTACGAGTGAGCTGAGCTGCATCAGCTAGCCGGTTAGCGTAATTTTTAGAAGGATCAGTCTCACGCATGAAAGCAGAAACGACTTTCTCATGCGGAACGAGGTCAGGGTTGGCTCTCTTGAATTCATTTACAACCATGGCGTTACCGACTACCTGCTCGACACCTTGAATTATTCGTTGAGTGAGTTGTTGCTCACGTTGCTCGAGAATTCTTTGAGGGTTAGTTAACCACTCAGTTGTGTCGATAGAGTTGTCGGCGCCGCGGCCGTAAGCGTCTCCATAAGAAGAGCCACGATTAGGCTGACCTACAGGAACATGGCCACCTTGATTATTCATAGGAGTTGCCATAGCTTGCTCCATTATACGAGTCAAGCGAGCTACGTCTTCCCTAGTAGCATGGAAGGCTTGTTCCATACCTAAGATGCCATGTTCGACTGCTTCTTCTACAGAATCATACTTACCAGCTATTTTACGAGATGGAGGATTATTGCCAACAGGCACCGTGCCGCCATCATTTGCCTGAGGCACAGCGGCTTGTGGCGTCCCAGGATTGTTACTTTCTGCCATAAATCTAATAACTCCTTTTTAGCTATTTGTTAGATGTAGTAGGTTTAGACTGGCCTACAGCAAGCTTATGGACTTCACCTATAGGCAATTTAGGATCAATTATAGGCAATTTAGGATCAATAGATGGAACAGGAATGTTAGTCTCAATAACAGGCCAGCTCCATTGACCTTCTTTAGGTCCCATAGCTATATGATTGCACTGCCTAACATGACTATCAGGCACAAAAGTACAGATATCTATACTACCATCTGGATGAACTCTAGTGATTATAGCAGCACAGATATCTTTGTAAGGGCCTACATGAATATGATTAACTATACGACCAACAGTAGGCTTGCGAACTTCAGCTATTGGCAATTTAGGGTTAAAAGGCGGAGTATTGCTAGGTATAGTTGATTGATCAGCCATTTTTATTCACCTCCTTTCTTGTTAGGATAGAACCACCACTTACTATTGTTTCTAAGACGTTAGCAGCTCTAGAACCATCAGCGCGCGCGAGATCTAATTGTTTCTTTATACGCCATACTTCTGTTATCTGAGCACGTAGATCAAGCATAGAAGGGAGATCAGGAGAGACATGCTCAAAGTGATCGAGGAGAAGAGCCAAACGTCTCTCAATTTTAGGGGCAAGTACATTAGTAACAATAGTAGCTGCATAGCCTATCTCAGATTGATCAGCAAGTTTATCAATGGCTTGCAGTCGGTTGTTCTGTGGGGATCGGTTGATGTCTTGCATTAGCTACTTTTGCTTTCTTTAAAAGATAATTAAGCTCGAAGTTTTGTTTTTTTAGTTGAGATACTTGAAGAGTTATATCATCTAAAACACGATAAGATGCATCTAGTTGAGCGCTTAGAACAATAACTTGCTTAGATAGAGCAACTGCATCGTCAGACATAAGATCACTATTTCATAGCACCTTGCGCCATATTCTTATTCATATAAAACTGAATGGCCTGGCGAAGACCATTCAACATAGCGGGAGGAACAGGCGGTTGTCCTCCTCCTTGTTGCATAGGTGGACCTTGTTGAGGCATTGGAGCAGCCATTTGTCCGGATTGCGGACGCATGGGAGTGCCTGGCTGTTGAACCTGTCCTCTAGCCATAG